GGAGAACTCAATCCCGTTGCCGTGCCGACCACCGACGGTGCCGCGGGGTTCGAGATGTTGATCACCGACATCGTCGTCGTGCCGTTGTTCGTCACGTACGCATAATTCCCTGCGACAGCAATTCCGTGTGGCTGACTCAATCCCGTTACCGTGCCCACCAGCACGGGGGAAGCGGGGTTTGCGACGTTTATGACGCTCATCGTATTGGCGCCCCTGTTCACTACGTAGACATAGCTCCCCGCCACCGCTATTCCACGACCGACGCTAAGGCCACTCACAGCGCCGACCACCTTTGGAGCCGATCGCACAGAAATGTCGACGACCGACATCGTCGCGTACCCAGCCACGTAAGCAAAAGTGCCAGCTACCGCGATCCCAAATGGCGTATCCAATCCCGAAACGGACCCAACCCCAACCGGAGCCGACGGAGTTGAAACGTCGATCACCGACATGCTACCCGCGTTCGTTACATAAGCATAACTACCGGAAACCGCGACAGATTCCGGGGCGTTTAGATTACAGTCTGAAACCACAGTCTTCGCGACTTCTGGCAATGCCGGCGCCCTCGACAGCCATACGCGAGAAGTGCGGCTTCCCTTCATATTTCCATCCGCGCCAAGCTCAGTCGCCTCCTGCTTTCCGTCCGTGAGGTCGGCCTGCAGGTATGCCTTGTTCGACTGTTTGAACAGGTCATTCATCAAAATTGAAATCTCGTCGTACCCAGCCGACGCGCACAGCAGGTCCACAGCAGCCGCCCCGCCCGTCCCAATCGTCACCTTGGGCATCAACGTCCGAAGCGTGTCGTCCTTAGTCGCGATCATGACCGTATCGTTAATCGCCGCCGTCACGCTCGTGGCCGAGCCTATGGCAATGATGGCATCAAAGATCTGCTCCACAAGAGCCGGGCCAGACATCGGCGGCATGTAGTCGGGCGTCGTTGTCTTGGTGTAGCTGTACAGCTTTTCCGCGTGAGTTGTCGGGTCCTGCGCAAACACTCCGACCTCGGACATACCGAAGCCGGTCGCCAGGGCCGAGTTCGAGAATACCGCCCGCAACCGGACGTTGCCGCCGCCCATGTTCGTGAACTGCTGAATGTTGCAGGTCATCCGCTGGTCGACGAGCGCCGTAGCCGCCGAGGGGTTTGCGGCCGCGCCAGCTCCGAGCGCGATGCGGGTGAACGTGAGAGTGCCGCCAACCGCGGCCTGGGCCTGCATGTCGAGGCCGAGCGCAGTGATCGCGAACGCTGGAAACGTGGGCATTCCCTACGCGCTCCCGAGTGTGATGTGCTGGCCGATCTGCATGGCTCCCCCGAAGTAAAGTGACTGCTGTCCCGACTGTTGTATCTCGAATGATTCGAGAATCGCGGAAGCTCGCTTGACCACCCGGACCATGCGCACGAGGTCGGCGTACTTCTGGACGTCAGGGAACTTGCCACCCAAAGAGCCGACGCGAAAGTGGAACGGGGACCCGCCGTACTCGAACCACTCCTCGACGACGCCGTCGCCGAACACAATCGAGATCACGCGCTCGACAGCGTGAGGCGTGCCCTTGACCGAATGCCAATAGAGTGCGTTGCCGATAAGCTCGCGCTTCGCAGCCGTCGTCATGGCCTGGTCGTAGAAGTCGACGTTGAATTGCCAAGCCAGCTCATCGAGAACGGCGTCGGGCTGGCTTGCCAGCGCTTCGAACAGCAGGATCTTTGCGGTGTCGGCGACGAGCAAATGGAACTCTTCGTCGAAGACGGGAATCAACGCAGCAACAAAGGGATCGGCGACCAGGTTCGGCGGCAAGATGTCGGCGAGACTGACGTCGGAGAGGCTACGCATCTTCGAGCCCGCCATAGGTCACGGCGACGGTTCCGTTCTGCGCGACCTGCTGAAGCGTGAGAGCCGTGAAGCTCGGCGAGGCCACGGTCAGGCGCTTGGCACCGGCAGCGATCACGAGACTGCGTAGCTTGTCGGGGTTGATGTCGCGCCCGATCTTTGCTCGCTGCCAGGCCTGGTATTCGACCACTGCCGCGTTCACGGCAGCTTCGATCGTCAAGGCCATCGTCGCGTCAGCGTTGTCTATGTAGTACGTGAACGCGATGTCGTAGGAAACCGCCGTCGGTGCCACGACGGTGACGAGGTCGGTGAGCGGTCGACGCGTCTTATCGCTCAACGCCGGAGCGACGAGGTTCAGCACTTCCGATCCAGGGATAACGCCGTCGGTGAGCAGGGGGAGAACCCACACTTCGCCCGGGGAACCCGCATCCGTCACTACGCTCACGTCGGCGATCGCAGCGCTTACGCTCTTCGCCCAAAAAGCATAGGCGCCTTCCGGACCTGCGACAGAGAAGGAAGTCGGCGCCAGTCTCACGCGCTCTCGGTAATCGTCGTCGGATTCCTCCGGCGCTCCCCCCTGGGACGTCGTCAGGTTCACCGCCGATGCGACGAAAGGTATAGGCTCGACCAGCGTCTTGATTTGGCCGGCGACGAATCCGTTCCCTCCCGTTCCCGGAACCGCGGCTTGAGCCGTGACGTCGCCGGTGAGTGACCCGATCGGGATCTCGATCGCCGCTGTGGTGTCGAATTCAACGGATCCGGCGACAATGGCTCTCCCGGCGGCAATCGTGGTCACCGCTGTACGCGCGGAACTGAGCGTGAATCGGATCGTGGTCAACGCCGGAGCGGCGGGAAGCAGGCCGGAGGCGCTCCCGAGCACCAGCCTGCCAATCGCCAGCAGCGCATCGCCCGAACTGTAGTCGAGAAGATTCAGCCGTCCCGTGGCGTTTATGTTCTGCCGCTCCTGGACCAGAAGGGCGATGATGCCGCTCACGATGGCGCGCCTAGGATCGCCGAGGCCGAGAGTAGTGCCCAGCGCCGTCTCAATCTGGGTGAGCATGTTCGCCTCGATGGTTGCGGCGTCGCGCTCGACGAATACGAGGTCTGGCAATCCACTCGGGCTACTCATATTGCGATCCTAACTCTTGGGGCCAACTGACCATCGAGCGCGTTGTTGTCTTCGATGTAGATCTCAACCACGCGAGCCCGCGGCTCGTTGCGCTGGATGGCTCGCAGGACGGAAGTCATAAGTAGCGCCTTCGCTTTGCTTGTCGGCGCGTCGATGAAATTCGTTTCGATTCCCAAGGTGCGCGCGATTGGGACCGAGCCGACGGCTGTTCCGAGGATGAAGCGCACGTTCTGCAAGATCTCCTCGGTCGTGTTGGCTGGCGACCAGTTGATCGCCAGCGCGGTCGCCGTTACGTCATAGACCAACGGCACGACTCAACCTCGCGGCCCATTGGCCATCGCTGTCTTCAAGGAGGCTCACGCTGATTGCCACTTTCGCCAGCACCCCCGCGCGCGTGAAACGCTTCCACTCCTCGGAGATCTTCGTCAGCACGTATTCGCCCATCGGTACCGGTCCCAAGATCAGCGGCCAAGGCATTTGCAGGTCCATAAGCTCGTTCAAGGCCACCAGCTCGACCGCCGGGCTCGTTCCCAGGTCGTGGTCGAGCTCTATTTCAAGCTTCACCTGGTCGAGTTCGCGGCTCGTCGGTTCCAGCCGCGGCGGGTGCCCGATAGGCTCGTGGGTCGCGAACGTTGTCCCGCGCTCGCGTGAGCCATTCCGAAACGTACGCACGACGTCGGAGCTTACCGAGAACACGATCGGACCAAACGCGCCAACAATCACGCGTTACCTCGCCGTTCCTGGTGTGCTTCCTTCGACGTCAAATGAGTGGTCCCGTAACGGCCACGGGAGGCGCGTGGGTGACAATCACGGTCTGAGCACAGGCCTGGATTGCATCCGCGAACCTACCGGCCGCTTCGGACATGGTCGCGCGGCTGGACACGTTGTCGCTAAAAGCTGCTGAGATGGCCGAGGTAAGGGCGCTGGCTCCTCCGACTGCCGTAACTGTTCCAAGGGTGGTCCCGATAAACAGCAGGCCCTGGTAGTACGCCACTACGGCCCCCGACAAACCGGAGGCAGCTCCCGCGGCGCTTCCGGCTTGGAAAGCGGAGGCAATCGAAGACGCGAGAGCGGACGCGCTTCCAGGCGCCGGCGTCGAGGTGACGCCCTGGGGGCTCTGGCCGGTCGCCACATGGGCGGCAATCGCGTTGGCCCATCCCTGGGCGGATGCAGCCGCGGACGACGGGTAGCTCTCAAGAGAGGACTGGAGCGCGCTTTTAAGAGTGGACGCGTTCAGTGCCACGTCACTTGCCCTTAATGGTGGTACTCAAGAAGCTGTCGAAGTTGGCAGCATTGATCGGCGTTCCCGATGGGCCCACTCCGGTTGGAACGGTCAATGCGGAGAGCGCCGTCTTCAGATCTGTCCCGCGCACGAAAGGCTGCGTGGCGCCCGAGCCGCCGATCTGCATCAGGTCCGACGTGAGCGTGAGTTCAAGGTCGCCGATGACGAGCCTGGCCTTACTATCCGCAGTGGAGTACTCGAACCGAGCGCCGTCGCCAAACTCAACCATGCGCATCCCGTCCGCGTCGGCGCCGTCGGGAATCGGATCTTCGTCCGAGTAGAACGAGCCAAGCACGAAGCCAACCTCGGGCCCGGTGGGCAGGAACACGCAGACCACCTGCTCGTCGACGGCGGGCATCCAGAAGTCGCGGTTCTCAACCGACTGCTTCACCATCACCGGAAGATTCCAGCTCTTGCACTGGCCGCCGGGAACATCGTACGTCACCGTTACACGGCATTTCGTGCGGTCGACCGTATCGACGACGCCGACGCGCACCATGGACGAAACCTTCCGTTCCAAGGCGGCGAGTCGGTCTTTGATGTCCCTCATTGCATCCATCGGGTCACCTGTACAAAAGCACCCTGTGGGCGCCAACCGACGTCACGTAGCCAGCGCCGCGCACGGAATGGCGGGCCTGGTCAATGTGGTACTTGCCGGACAGCTTCCCGGCGCCGAAAACGTCGATGTTGAGCCCGGACCGCATGGCGGCGTCGCCGACCAGGTCGAGCGAAAGTACGACCTCGTCGCGGTTCGCGTTCCTCAGCGAGCGCTCGGCTACGCGCTTGGCTTCGTCTTCGTCCTTTACGCGCTTCTCGATCTCTAGAATCGATCCGACGATGGGCGCCCCATTCGGCGTGAACAGGAACTCGACGTCGTCGACCTCGACCTCTTTCTCTTCGCGGCGCTCTTCCTCACGCGACTGGCGAATGAGCGAGTCCAAGTAAGCATCGTTCTTGCGGTTGAACGCCTTATCGTGGCGTTCTTGCCGGGCCTTCTCACGTGCCTTCTTCTGCGCGTTGGTTAGCCGTCGGTGGCGTCCGCGCTTCTTCAGCGCCACATACTCGGGCGGCTTGAGTTCCTTCGATGGAAGATCTCTCAGCGCTTTGGAGACCAGCTTTCGGATCGGGTTGCGGTACATCACGCGAGCAGCCCGGTACACGTCGCGCGTCTTCGATCGGACGCTCCAGTGGGTGACCATCCCGTCGCCCTTGCTCACGTCGACAAATGCGACCGGGTCAGCGTCCTCTAAGATTTCTTGGTCGCACATGACGAGCATCGAATCGGAGACTTTCACGACGTAGCCGAAGTCCTCGCCGAGCCGGCGCAGCAGCGCCAAGTCCGATTCTTCGTGCTGTTCGGTCCGCTCAATCTCGACGTCGCCGCCCTCCCAATGCAGCTCCAAGCTGGCGGCTGTGGCGATTTCGTCGGCTATCCGTTTGAGCGTCACCGATTCCCATGCGCGCGTGCGCTTGGTTCCACGGATCGCGATGTCCTCGCCAAGCGGAACGCTCGTGGCTCGTATCGTAACCACCGACGGCGGCCCGCCAGCCTCAACCTCGTCGATCCACATATCCCCGCAAATCAGCTCGCCGTCGCCGAACGCCGGGAGAATGGACGCCCGCAGCTTTTCCCCCTTCTCGGGCAGCCAGTCCGAGCGCCACAGGCCCTTACGGTCCATCAACGAGATTTGAAGATCGTCGACCTGGCCATCGGAGTTATCCGTGTATTCGAGGGACAGCAGGTCGCCGTCGGTGTCGATCGTGTACAGCCACGGCTCGTCATCGTCATCGCCCTGGGAAATGGCTACGCCGTCGTAGAAAAGCTTTACCTTCGTGCTACCCATTGGTGATCCACGGCGGCAACGGGGCGCGAGACGTCGTGACAAGGGTGGGAATGGTCAGTACGACGCCGGATGGAAAGATCACCGTTTCGCGCTGAAGCGGGTTGGCCTCGATCAGCCAATGCATTTGCAGCTCGTCGCCGTATTGGACAAAGGCGATTAAGTCCCAGGTGTCACCCTGAATGGTCGTGTAGGTAGTCAAGGGAAAAACCTCGACTCATCCTCGTACGTGTCCGGATCTTTTAGCGGAAACGTGCTGCGCGGATGTCCAGGTTGACGTGGCCACAGGAACGGAGCGACCATTGGCGGTGTCGACCAGGCGGCTTACCTGTACGACGCGTTAACGCTAACCATAGGGAGAATCTAGTCATGCATGCGAACACCACCAAGGCACTGATCGCCGTCGTCCTGCTAGCCATGGGAGTGGGTTGCCGCTCGGCTCCTCCGAGGCGAACTCCGGTAGCGGCCGTTCCGCCTTGGATAGGCAACGAGCGCAACGACATCCCTGCCGATATCTCAGTGCCGGCTGGACAAGTCGTGACGATCGATAGTCCCGTCAACCCGTATTACCTAATTGTGGGCGAAGGCGCGAGGGTAGAGGCGAGCTCGTTGACCGAGGTGGGCGGCGGAATCTTGGTTCGCGACAGGGCCACCCTGGTAGTCCCCCATCTCAAATCGTCCCATGGGTTTCTCATCATAGGCAGGGGGGCTGAGGTGGTAGCGCCCGAGTTGACCAAAGCGAAAAGCGTTGAGGTTGGTATGCGAGTGGATGCGAAGTTGCGATCCGATATTCCACACGAGCACGACTACGCGATCGTCACACCGGGAACCTTGCCCGTCAAGGTTGAGCCGTACTGGATTTCCATCGGGCACGATGTGTTTCTGATCTCGCCAGTGATCGGAGATGGCGGCGAGATCGGCGAGCATCCTGGGGCGCGAGTAGAAGCGCAATCGTTGACAAGTATTTGGGGCATAGGTCTCACCGTGGGAGACGATGCCAGTCTGATAGCTCCGTCGTTACGAGTGTGCAGTGTAGCGCACCTAGGAGATCGGGCGACGTTCGATGCGCCTTGCGCAGCCCAAACGTCCGCGTGGATGAAGATGCGAAAGCGGCTTGATGAGCGCGCCGCTCGCAAAGCCACGCCCTAGTCAGCGGCTTTCCGTCGATCGTTCGCAAACAAGCTCTTCAGCGCACCTTGGAGAGAGTCACCCCCCGATGCGAGTGCGCGCTTGACTGCGGCTTCCACATCCGGGGGAGTGCCCGGCGGAATCGTGATGTTCGGCGAGTGGTGGACCGTGATGGTATCGCCGCCGCGCTTGCCGCTGGAACCGCGCTGTAGCTTCTCCAAAGCGCCAGACAGGCCAGCACCTCCGCCAGACTTCGGCGACTTCGTCAGCCAGGGCGCTTCTTCGTCAGGCGCAGCAGAACGGACCCGCCGATCGGTCAACTCGAAGAGAGTGGAATTCTGTCCCCACGAATCGAAATCCTTCAATACCCGTTCGGTGTATCGAGCCCTGCTGTTGATGGCACCCGTCGCCATGTCGGGAGCGTCCATGCCCAGCATGCGAAGGTAAGGCGTGATCTTGTTCACGATGGAGGCCATCTTGTTGTACAGGCCGTCCCACAAGTTGTCCCACCAATCCTCGATCGGGTTCCAGGCCTCGTACAGTTGATAGGCGATGTAGGCCAGACCGGCGACGGCAGCCACCGCCAGCAGTATCTCGGGGTTCATGGCGTAGAACGCAACTTTCGCCGCAGCCACGGCAACCTGCACTCCGCTGAACGCCAGTCCAAGCGCCGCCGCGGCGAGAGCCCCCGTGACCAAGGCTGCCGAGCCGAGAACGAGCACATCGGTGAGCTGCGGATGCAGCTGTAGCCACTCGGTCACCTTGTTGATGATCGGCACCGTCGCATTGACGAATCCTTTCAGGGTCGGCATCAGGGTGTAGCCGACTTGAATCGCAAGGTCTTCGACGCTGCCGTACAGGTTGTCCCACTGGCCTTTCAGCGTGGCGTTTTGCTTGGCGGCGATCTCGGCTGCGGTTCCACTTGTGGCGACCGCCCTCGTGAACTTCTGGAGATTCCCGGATCCCGCCTCACCCACAAGAACCGTCGCTGCGGTCGCGGCCTCCATGCCGAAGATCGCCTTCATCATGCCGGCCTTGGCGGCGGTGCCAAACTTCGCCGTCTTGGCGCTGAGTTTTGAAAGGATGGTTGCGAGCGGGAGCAGGTTTCCTTTCGCGTCCGTCGTGTCGACCTTGAGGGCTCTTAGTGCGTTGGAGGCGGCCCCCATCTGGCTCAGCTCTTTGGCGTCGAAGCCGGCCGCTAGAAGTTTCTTTTTGCCCGCGGAGGTCGGCGCCGCCAAACGTAGGAGCATCGCCCTCATGGAAGTGCCGGCCTGTTCACCTTTGATGCCAGCGGTTCCCAGCAACCCGGCGGCGGCCGCGGTGGCCTCAAGGGAGACGCCCAGCGACTTCGAGATCGGCGCGACGTACTTCATCGTGTCGCCAAGCATGGTGAGGTTCGTCGAGCTGTTGCTGAACGTATTGGTCAGCACGTCGCCAAGGCGCGAAGACTCGTCGGCGCGCATGCCAAACCCGCGCAGGATGTTCGAGGTAACGTCCGCCGCCGTTCCCAGGTCGACGGCGCCGGCGGCTGCGATGTTGAGCATGCCGGGCATCGCCGCGATCACTTCGTTGACCTTGAACCCAGACTGCGCGAGGAACTGCATGCCGGTCGCCGCTTGGGTGGCGCTGAACCGTGTATCTCGGCCGAGCTTGCGGGCGGTGTTCGTGAGCTGCGCCATCTCCTCGTCGGTGGCCTTCGCGAGCGCCCCGGCTCGGACCATCGAGTCTTCGAAGTCGGCGGTCAGTTTCACGGCTATTGCAAATGGCGACGCCGCTGCCGCTGCGGCGACGACGTTGCCCATGGAAGAGGCGAATTTACCCTTCGCGTCCTTTAGGTTCTCCTTGGCCGCTACCTTTTTACCCTCTCTCTCGCGTATACGTTGCTGCGCCTTTTGCGCTGTGGCCAACGACGCGGCCGTCTTCGCAGTGTCCGCGCTGAAGGATCCGGCGCGAATACCCGACGTGGCCATGGACGCCTTCACGCCCTTCATCTCGACGAGCTGCGAGTGCAACTCGTTCTTCAGCTTCGCAACCCGCGAGGTCGCGGCGTCGAAACTGTGAGCCATGGCGGCCGTCATCGGACCGACGGCAGATCCCATGTGCGTGAGAGCCCCCTCGGCCTGGCGAAGCTTCAGCTTGGTGTCGTCGATCTCCTTGTGGAGCGCCCGGAAACGGTTCGACGTCCCTTGCGCCTTTTCGAGAGACGAGATCTGCTTGCCGAGCTTGTCGAGCTGGCCGGCCGCCGTGAACACGGACTTGCCCAGCGAGCCCTGAAGCTTGCCGCCGATTTCGAAGGCTATCTGATAGAGCTTGCTCGCCACGGCTTCAGCCTTCTTTCTTGTTTTGCGCCTGGACCTCTACGACAACGTCTATCCAGCGATTGAGCTGGCGAACTGGCATCGACATCCACGTCGATACGGGCGTGAAAGTGTCGGCGGTCGAGAGCTTGTACGCGGTCTTCATCAGGGCTCGGATCGGGCTGGAACGGCGCCGAGGTGCAGCGCCGTTCCCGCGGTCGCCCGTCAGCCCATCAAAAAACCCTGGACGGCCAGGGTCACTTTGGTGGCGTCGGACGCCTTCAGCTTGCGGATGAACTCCACCGGCACGCCGGCCGCCTTGGCCGCCACGAACATCATGTAGCGCTTGCTGGTGTCGACCATCACGGGAACGATGCCAGCAAGCTGCATCTCGGCCTCGGCGTTTGCCAGGTCGTCGCCCGTGAGCCCGTCCAGGTCGAGGACGAGCTCGGAGCGCTCCTTGTCCTCGAACTTGATCGGCGCGGTCAACTTGATGACCTGTCGGCCGGGGTTCTCAGGCTGCGTGGCGGCGGTTTGCACTGCGGTGGTCTGCGTTTCGGTTGCTTCCGTCATGACTAGATCCCCAGGTCCGCACGCACTCCGGCGAGGACGTCAACCCCGTCAAAGCTCGCGATGCTGTTGTACTTGTCGATCTCGATTCGCGCTTTTCCGTTGACGTAGAGCTTGAGGTACACGACCTCGAACTCGTCGCCAGTCTCGGTGGGAGAGCCCACCTTGAACTTCCCCAGCTCGACGGACTTGGGGATCGCCTTCATGGTCACGCGCACCGGGACCGTGCTGTAGGTGCCGGCGTCGTAGACCTGCTGCGACCCACGGAAGTCGAGGAGGTGCGCCTTCGGAGTCGCGAGCGTGCCGGCGTCCGAGTTGAGCGTGCGAAAGTTGATCGTCGTCGTCATCGAGCCGTAGTGGCCAATGACGGGACTCTCCACCTCGCCCGCGATGCCGGCGCCTGACACCGTCTCGCTCATGGCGACGAGCTTCGGCAGCTCGACGTCGGCGACGCCGATCAGGTTGTCGCCTTCGAGGTAGCACCGGAAGTTGATCAGTTTCTCAGGAATTGGATTGCTGGCCATGGGTCACCTCTTACGCGAACAGAGTGGAGAGGTAGGACGGATCCACCTCGACATTGAACGTGATGCCATCCATTGGGGGAGGCGGCATCCAGGACACGCTGTACGTGACCTGTCCATCGAGCAGTGACGTGGTCGGGTTCAGCTCCTCGCGCAGCTCCACGCGAGCGCCAAGGATGAAACCGCGCGCGGCCAGCGCATTGAGGCGGATGTTCTCCGAATCGACGACGGAGTCGATCTTGCGCCGGTTCATCGGATTGTCGACGCGCTGCCAGTGCGACAGCACGAGCACTTGGCGGTTCCACGCGCGCATGCGCACGAAGGGAATGAAGGCGTCAGCCGGGTCGGTGTTGGCTGGGTAAGCACCCGTGCGGTTGCCCCAGAGCACCCATCCGCCGATAAAGTTGAGCGCCGTGACGATGCCCTGCGCATTCAGCGACGCGGCAGCGACGGTGTCGAGGATGACCTCCGTCCCGTCGGCGAGAACCAAGCTGTCGATCGGAAGCGACTTGTTGCTCGGGCTTTCGTACGGAACGCCGTCGTTGTCGGAGTCGGTTTGTTGCGCCCGCGCTGCCGTCAGCGTCGACAGGTGGTAGAGCGTGTCGCCCAAGCGCCCCATCGGCCAGCACACGACCATGTCGGCAGCGGTGAAGCTGTTGGTGTTCTTCCACGCGGCGACCTCGGTGTAGACGTCGGCGCCGGCCGACGTCGCAGGGACGTCCGCCAACACGATCGCGTTGAAGTGCCCGTTGATGCTCGACGCTTTCGCGAGAGCAACCGCGGTGACAGTCGGGTCACTCGTGTAGCCGGGTGCGAGGAGCTGACCGGGCACCAAGCGGAAGCGCGGGAACACGTCGGCCACCAGCTCCATGCCCTTCTTGAGCAGCGTCGCGGAATCCACGCTCCCGATGATGTCGGACGCTGCAACCGTTGCCGGAGTGAGAGCGTGGTAACCAACGTGCACCGTTGCGCCGGCGCCGATTGCGCCCGTCGAGACGCGCGCGATCACGCCTTGGCCCGAGCTGTTCACGGTTAACTCGTAGTCCGTGTGCAGGACGTACGTCGTCAAGTCCGTGGAATTCTTCACCACGACGGTCGAAGCGATTGGGTGCTTCACCGCGAGCGTCGCCGTCCCGTCGGCTCCAATCACCCGCGACTCTGCCGTGACGGGGCTCATGTGCACGGCCGGGTCGAGCACGTTGATCAGAACGATCGGGCCGACGTTCCCGATCTTGAAGTGCGCCGACATGGCCTCGCAGAGAGAGAACTCGAATTTCTTCGCGCCCGCGCTGCCGGCCGCGTCGATGAACCCGAGAGCGGCGGTGGCCTCGGCCAGGTTGTTCGCCAAGATCGGCTTGTTGAGCTTTGCGGTTCCGTCCGCGCTCATGTGGATCGGGGCCGAGCCGACGTACACCGGAAGGCCGGCAAGGCTTTGTACTGGAGGTGCTACCCCAGTCGGCAGATTGACAACATTCACTCCACGAGACATTGGGTCACCTCACTTTGTTTGAAAGAAACGCCGCCACGGCGTCACGGTACGCGGTCCACTCGATGGTCCCCTCGACGCTCAGTGCCGCGCGGGCCTTGCTCAAATCTTCGACGGGGACGAACAGACGGTCCAGGATGGAACCGCCGACAATCGCCGAGGGCAGCTCACTGAACACCTGGAACCGCTGCAGCGCTCGCGCTGGAATGCTCGGTCCGATGTAGATCACCTTCACGGTTGAACCTCCTCGACTGGCTGCGGGATATTGAACTTTGCCGACACAACTCCGAACCACTGAGGAAACGAGTCGTCGTCGCCGATCTCGCTGTCCAAGGGCAGTTCAAGCCGGGCCCGGCTCTCGATCGTCGGAGACCTGAGCAGGTCCGTGCGAATACGCTCGACTATCGCCGTCACGTCGGCGTAGCCGTCATTGTCGAGGCGACGAACGCCGATTGCGAAGTCTACTTGGACGATCGACCGCTGCGCTCCGTTTTCGTCATTGTCGTCCGTGCACGACCGGGGTCTCACCAGCACGATCGGGAACTTCGGACCCACCTCGCTGGCATCGTCGGCGCGCTTTCGACTCTTGACGCTCCCGAGATAAATCGTCACCGACTCCAGGGCCTCTGGAAGAGGAGGGCCTCCCGTTAAGTCCGGGTTCGAGGCGCTCAGCTGAAAGTCGGCGAACAGCGCGCGCATGCGCCTTTTGAGCGCCTCGCCCAACATCGTCATGTTGAACGGCGCCGTTCCACCTGGATTGAGCACAGCGCACGTCACTTAGACACGCCCTTCAGCAGTCGCCCGATCTCGTGATCGAACCGGCTCGCCAAGACCTGCGTGGAGCGCGTCTCAATCTCCACGCGCACGCCCTCTTCATTGAGCATCTGAGGCACCGCTGGGCCAAACAGCATCCGAATCGGGTAGCGGGAGGAACCCTCTCGCTGAAACACCGATAGCCGCGAGCCGGACTTTGTCGCGTTCACGAACCCGCGGGAGATTCCCTTTCCGCCCGAGTCCTTGCGAACGGTCACAGACAGCTGGTCGCGTTTCGTCGACGGGCGTCCGGGCCGCACCTGGAACGACGTAAGCGGCATTCTACTGCCACGCGAAGAGAAGCCAGCGACCAAGCTCGACCTGGTCGCCTTCAGCATGGACACCGTACGCGCCACGTTCGTGCGCTTGGTTGCGTAGGTGGCCATCATTTTGCGGATGCCGTACGTCTTCCCGGCGAGGCTGGCGCGATTCATCGCCGGCACAGCGGCGCGCTCCACGCCTTCGGGCAACGCCTGAAGCGTCCGAATCGCGTGGGTCAGCTGCTCACTGGAAAAGGTAATCATTGGAAGAACGGGGCCCCACTGTTGGTGTTGGCCAACAATTCAATCGTCAGCAGGTCGCCTTGTGCATCCACTGACACCACCAAGTAAACCTGCTCTTCGGTCGGTCTCGCGGTTTCCGAAATTCGAATAGCCTCATTGACGGTCGGAGTGAACCCAAGATCCGCGCGCCAGCAGGACAGGGTCGCCAACACTGGGAAAGTCCCGTCTGGAGACTTCACGCGGTCGTTTCTCGCCTGCGAGGCATCAAGCACGCCCATCAGCGTGACTGCCATCGCGCCCGACTGTACGGTCAGGCTCTCTTTGAAGTAGTCGAACGCGGCCAGCTCCCCTTTGGTGCGGGCCGCGTTCCAAGTACTTCGAGCCATCAGCCTCTTAGGCCAGGACCTTGGCGGAGAAGCTGGCGTTGATGCGGTAGGGGACCATCAGAGGCGCCGACTGCATGAGCAGGTAGCGCACTGACGGGTCATTTTCTTTCCAAGACTTGGTGAAATACTCCATGGCCTGGAAGTTGGCATCCTCGTCCTTGATGGCGCCGAAGTGGCGCACGCCGAGGACATCGCCGACGCCGATCACGCGGCCACTATCGAGCAGCGCGACTTCGGCGCTGGTTGCGTCGTCGTAATACCACTCGTTGTACACCCAGTAATCGTAGGTGCCGTCGTTGCCCTTGTACTGGACGTGCTCCGGGAGCTGGCCGAGGTTCATGTCACCCGAGATCACCCGTCGCATGTCCAGGCGCTTTTCCAGCGCAACGTTCTTTCGGAACGCGCGCCAGGCTGCGGGGTCCATGACGATCGTGCGGACCGAGCTGCCCGACTTCTGAAGGGTCAGCATGCCCAGGTCTTCGAGGTCGTTCATGGGATCCACGCCGGTATCCCCCCAGCGAGACCCCGCACCCTTGGTGACCTGCAAAGAGGCATCGCGGGCGAAGTTCACCGTGACCGTCTCGGTCGTGTTGTCGGGTCGGAGCATCTTCACCGTCACCGTTCCGAGTCTCAGCGCCTCAACGGCTTGATACTCAAAGCGTCGGGTGAGCATCATGAGTTGGTCGCGCAGGTCGCGCGCCAGAGCCACCTCCCGCCGTTGCATCGGGTTCATGTTCTGGTTCGTCCCGATCGCCTCGCCGGCAACGCGCTTGAAAGCGCGAGTGACATCGTGGACCCGCTTGTCCTTGACGTACGCGGGACGGAAGGACTCCGTCTTGTAGCCCACCGAGTTCACGACCTTCCCCTCGACGAGCGGATGCACGTAGGGGGCAAGGCGGCGCTTCTCCCCCGCAAGCTCCACGTCGAAGAAGATCGTGTCGGCGGTGGCGTTCTCGACGAGCGTGAAGAACGTGTCGAGGAAGAATCGCTGCGGTCGCTTCAGCGATTCGACGACTCGGGTGAGCGTTGGTGTTGAGTAAATGTCCATCGGATGAGTCTCCTTGAATTGAGCCGCGCCAGCGATTAGGCCGAGATAGCGTCTCGCAGGTACAACGACTGCAACGCCAGCCGCTCGCGCACAGTTGCCAGGTCTCCGCCCGACGCGACCGTGACCGCCGAAGTGTTGAATTCGCCAGCGATGTACACCGACACGGAACCGGCGCCCCCGGTGGTGTCAACGTCGTTGACGAGAATGCCCAGCAGAGAGGGCAATGCCGTGAGCGTGCCGCCGTCGTAGGCGCTGTATTGCGAATCGCCGCTCTTCAGGTAGACGAGCGTTCCGCGCGAAAGGGTGAGTCCGCTCTTCAGCGTGACGCCACCGGAAACGATATCGTCTCCGGCGATCAGCTGATCCGGGGAGAATGTCCCCTCGTCGGTTTGTCCAGAAGGCTTGAAAAAGTCCATCGAATATCTCCTTTCAAATCAGGTCGAATC